GGGTAAACAAATTTAGAGAATATGTTGGTGATCGTTCTGTAACAATACGTTCAAAACGATTATTAGAAGAAATGAAAGTATTTGTTTGGAAAAATGGTAGACCCGAAGCTCAAACTGGTTATAATGATGATTTAGTAATGAGTTTTGGTATTGGAATGTATTTAAGAGACACATCTTTAAAATTTCAACAACAATCTCATGACATGACTCGAGCTACGCTTGGAAGTATGGGTAAAACTAATTATCTTGGAGGATATAGTAGTAATAAACCTAAAAACCCATATTCTATTCAAACAGATCATGGACAAGAGGACATTAAATGGCTATTATAATATTTATAACTATAAAAAAATACATAAATGGCAGATACTAGTTTATTCACCCGATTAAAACGATTGTTTTCAACTGATGTTATCATCAGAAATCAGGGTGGTTCAGAATTAAAAGTAATGGATGTTGATTCTATCCAACAATCAGGAGATATAGCAACAAACTCCTTAATGGATAGATACAACAGATTATATTCACCAGCAACAACATCTTTATTAGGTTCCCAAATTAATATAAACTGGCAGTACTTACGTACTATGGTTTATTCAGACTATGATAATATGGATTATGATGCTATTGTAGCTTCTGCTCTTGATATTATTTCTGATGAATGTACTTTAAAAAATGACATGGGTGAGGTACTTCATATTAAATCAAGTGATGATGATGTTCAACAAATATTATATAACTTATTTTATGATGTATTAAACGTTGAATTTAATTTATGGTCTTGGATTCGTCAAATGTGTAAATATGGTGATTTTTTCCTTAAAATGGAAATTGCTGAAAAATTTGGTGTTTATAATGTAATTCCTTACACAGCTTACCATATTGAAAGACAAGAAAATTATGATAAAGAACATCCAAATGCAGTAAGATTTAAATATTCACCTGAAGGTATTTTTGCGGGTGGTTCTGGTTATTATGGTACCCCTAATTTAGGAACATTTGATAACCAACCAGGTATTTATTTTGACAATTACGAAATGGCTCATTTTAGATTGTTAACAGATGTTAATTATCTTCCCTATGGTCGTTCATACTTGGAACCAGCTCGTCGTATTTTTAAACAATACGTGTTGATGGAGGATGCTATGTTAATTCATAGAATCTCACGCTCACCAGATCGTCGTATATTTTACATTAACGTTGGTTCTATTCCTCCAAATGAGGTAGAAAACTTCATGCAGAAAACTATTTCTACAATGAAGCGTACTCCATTAATGGATAGTAATACTGGAGAATATAATTTAAAATACAATATGCAAAACTTGTTGGAAGATTTTTATATTCCAATGAGAGGTAATGATACTACTACTAAAATCGAAACTGCTCCTGGTTTACAATATGATGGTATTCAAGATGTTACTTATTTACGTGATAAATTATTTGCTGCCCTTAAAGTACCTAAAGCATTTATGGGTTATGAAAAGGATTTAACAGGTAAAGCAACATTAGCAGCAGAAGATATTCGTTTTGCTCGTACAATTAATAGAATCCAACGTATTGTATTATCTGAATTATATAAAATTGCTTTAGTACATTTATATACTCAAGGTTATACAGGTGAGCAATTAACTAATTTTGAATTAGAATTAACTACACCTTCAATTATCTATGACCAAGAAAAAATTGCCTTATTAACTCAAAAGGTAGACTTGGCTCAAAAGATTATGGATCTTAAAATATTACCTTCTGATTGGATTTATGATAATATATTCCACTTTAGTGAGGATCAATATGATGAGTATAGAGATTTAATTGTTGAAGACCAAAAACGTGCCTTTAGACAAAAACAAATTTCTGAAGAAGGTAATGACCCTAAAGTAACAGGTAAATCATATGGTACACCTCACGATTTAGCATCACTATATGGTAAAGGAAGAATGTATGACCAACCAGAAAATGTACCTGTAGGATATGGTGATGATTTAAAGTTAGGTCGTCCTGAAGAAAAATCAACCGATCGTAATACTCAAGATGATAATTTTGGTAAAGATAGATTGGGTGCTAAGGGCATGAATGATAAAGATAACGAAAATGAACAAGGAGGAATCAAACCAGAATTTAAAGGTAATTCACCATTGGCTTTAGAGGCAAAACAAATATACTTAAAGAATAAATCTTTAATTGAAGGATTAGTGAAAAAAATAACTCCTGAAGTAAATACTATGGGAGAATCACTATTAGATGAAAGTAAGTTAAAGGAATAAAAATCTTTATATATTTATAACAAAATCTTTGGGAATGAACATTAAACATTCTAAGTATAAAAATACAGGAATCTTGTTTGAGCTTTTAGTAAGACAAATAACGGCTGATACCTTATCGGGTAAAGATTCTAAAGCAACTAATATTCTAAAAAAATATTTTGTAAAAACAGAACTAGGAAGAGAATATAAACTGTATGAAACTCTTACTAAACATAAAAATTTAACAGAAGGAAAAGCAGAAGTTGTAATCAATTCAGTTATTGAGTCTTCTAAAAACTTAAACAGAGGAGCTTTAAAAAGACAAAAATATAATTTAATTCAAGAAATTTCTAAACATTATAACTTAGAGGAATTTTTTAAATACAAACTACCTAGTTATAAAACTCACGCAGCATTATATACGTTAATAGAGATATATAACAGTGAGAATTTATCTAATCCTGACCAAATAATTTCAAATAAAATTGCAATTTTAGAAGGATTAACAACTAAACAAGTTAACAAACAAAAAGTTGAAGAAGATTTATTAACTGAGTTTAAGTCATATGATAAAGATTTACGTATTTTAACTTACAAAGTAATGTTAGAGAAATTTAATGGTAAATATGCATCATTAAATGATAATCAAAAATTAGTATTAAAAGAATTTATTAGTTCGGTTGATTCAACTCCAAAATTAAGAGAATTTTATAATACTAAAGTTACAGAAATTAAAGAAGAATTAAATACAATATCTAAAAAAGTTACTGAAAAAGTTATTCAAATCAAATTAAATGAAGTTACTAATTTATTAACTCCATTAGGTAAAACATCTAATGTTGGTAATGATGATTTAGTAAACTTATTACAATATTATGAACTTTTAGAAGAACTTGTAAAAGCTAATGGGTAAATTTAAATTTAAATTAAAAGAAGAAGAACGTGTCACCCTTAAACCAAAGGATGTTGACCCTGCCTTAATCAAAAGACTAGAAGCTCAATATGGTCCGGTTGATATGGTAAATGACTTTTTTTCTAAAAATTTAGATACTTATTTTAAAACTTCTTCAATTGATAAAGAAACAGGTTCTATTGGTCATAAAATAATTAAATTAGCTTCTTTTACTGAAAGTTTTACTAAACTAAATCAAGCAATACAAGCATTTAAAAATTTATTAACTTCACCTGAAGGTAAAAATGATAAAGTAGTAAATGATACTTTAGTTAAAGTAAAAGATGCTTTTAATAATTATAGAACTTATCTTCGTAAATATTATCCTGACCAATATGAAGCTGTTAAAGGTCAATTAGATGAAATATCAACAATAGCTTCAAATTCAGGTTTTATTTCAGGAGGCGAGGGTGAAAATTATGCTACACCAAAAGCATTTGGTAAAACACCTAAAAAAAATTATAGTGCTTATAGCGAAGCTGGTTGGAAACCAGTTAAAGAAGGTCCAGGGGCAACTATGGGCCCAGGAGCACCAGCAGGTTCAGAAGGTGTAAAAAATAATATTTATGTTAAAGACTTTAAATATAAATTAGTTAACCAAAAGGCATTAAACAAAAAAGCAAAAGGCATTATAGTAAAACAATTGTGGGAAGCTGAAGATGTAGAACAATTTTTAGATAGTATGCAGATAAACGATCCTGCTAGAAGAAAATTTGTTGCATCTCGTATAATGGCTTTTGATGCAATAGAAGATAAATTAAATCAATTAGTTCCAATGATGCAACAAGCAAAAAATAAAACAATTGATTTTTATAGAAACAAACCTGAATCTTATGCTATAGTTTATGGTACAGATTTAGCACAAGAATATTTAGACGATTTAATAGAACTATTTAAATAACAATAACATGGCAAATATACCCGTTAACGCATTTGCAACAGTATTAAGTGGATCAGGAGCTGTTACTGGCTCTTTTGGTGGTTTTACTGTAGTAGAAGCAGCTACTTTTACTGGATTAAAAGATTATTATGGAAACACTTTAGCAAGTGGTTCAGCAGCCGTTGGAAACTTAAGATTCCCAGCAGGAGTTACTGTACCTTTATTTGTTACTAGTGCCTCTATTTCAGCAGGTTCAGTATTATTTTATCCTTAATATTTATAACAAATGGAAAAGACATTACAACAACAATACAACCTTATTAAAGAAGGTAAAGGAAATAAAGACGACTTTTTAAAAAGTGCTCGTCGTGTATTTCCTGAATTTGTTACTTCTTTAACTACATATAATTCC